ATACAACTTTAATCGCCCAACTAAATAAGGAAATTGAAGAAAGGTCGATTTTCAAGTCTTCAATTTCCTTATTTAGTTGGGCGATTAAAGTTGTATTATCGTTCTTTATTATCGTTCCAAACACAGAAGAATCACTATTCTCTAAGTTCTTAATCTCACGAAGTCGGTCGATGATCAAGCCTGAGATAAGTTTGCTTGCTTCTGAATATGGAATTTCTTTCGTAGTAATATTCCCGCCAACATACTGTGTGTAGCGATACATTGGCTCAGGACCAAGACCTGCACAGAGGTCTGTGTTGAATTTCAATCCAGCCGCTGTGTAAGGAAGAATACTACAAAGTAGAGAGACGACATTAGGCAATCTGTTGCCTACACCCCATTCCATCCATCCAAGCCCATTCGTACCAACATCCTCGGAAACCGCTTGTTCTGAACCGCTGCTGGCAAAGAGCGTAGGTACAGATTTACGTCCACCTTTTCCACCTCCGACACCAGCGGTCATCTGGTTAGAAAAGAAGTCGTGCCAAGTCTCATCAGCAGCATCATTACTCTTAATACCTCCAGGACGAAGCACAGCATAACCTTGAGACTCAAGATAACTCATTTCCTCCTTCAGTTTCTCCGAGCCGACAACTCGGACTATGTTTCCTTTACTCTTAATCTTAGTAGCCATATCCTTAATGCGTTAAAATTCTTATACCATCGACTTCAATAACAAGATAATCACAGAGGATGCGTATCTCTTGACTTTCAACAAACTGAATCATTCGTTGATGCCTACGTCTATTTACTTTCAAACAGACCACGTTACCCTCTTCAAGCCGTCCACTCTGAGTAACAAAACGTACAAAGAAGGGAACACGCTGTACATCCTGCGCTCCCTTTGGTGGGTTATATCCTGTCGTACGTAGTCCTGTTCGCTCTTCTATCCAAGAGAATTTCTCAGTATAATTGCGCAAAGACTGAAACGATTGCTGCGGTTGTTTGTACGGCATATCCTTGATGTTTTGTTATAACAAAGGTAAGAAAGACGAAAGATAAAGGTAGGACAGAAGTTAATTGAACCACTTTATAATAGGGTCGCCACTGAAGCCTTTCTCCCAAACAAACCAAGCATAAGCAGTAGCACTGCCGCCAACACTATCAAAGTCGCCATTCATCGCACACTTTAATCGTGACGTACTCACCCAGACACGCTTAGGAGGCATAGATTCAAACAACATTCTACGATGCTTACCTTCCAAGAATTGTAGTTTAAGAAACATTGCAACCTTATGCCCCTCTGGTATTATCTCCAACGCTTTCTCAACGAACTCTTGTGCATATTTATAAGGAGGATTGGTAACAATGTCGCCATTCCATTCTGTGTTATCCTTAGAAAGAAAATCGGCAACAGAGCCATAGCCACGGTCTATTAAGTCACGACTCACAACCTGATAGCCTTCATCTATAAGTATCTTTGATATGTGCCCCTCTCCACATGAAGGTTCAAGGATAGGACCTTCAAAGCGTTCTAACTTCAAAAGCCACTCTGTAGCCTTCGGTTCTGTTGCGTAATAATCATCCTGTTGACGTTCGTGTGCGCAATGATTGCTTGCGCCAATCGTCTTAAATAAAGAAACTTTGTTTCCTGTCCAGTCTTTACCCATGATCTACTTAACCTTTATCTATAAACTACTTGCTATAACAAGTTTGAACTACTTAAAGTTTATCAGTGATACCAAAGTGTACACTTTTGTTGTGCTAAAGTGTACACTTTCATATCTTCAAAGTGTACACTTTTATGCCACGTAAGTGTACACTTTAGCGTCTCGAAAGTGTACACTTTTGAAATACACAAGAATATAGTTTACGTATATGTTCCACTTGGGAAACACATTCCACTCATACGGTATAGAAAACGCTTAACACCAATAAGTAAAGTATCGAAAGCATCTGTGCCGTCCGTTCTGTATTCCAGCCTTACCGCATCATCGGCTTCCTCGCTGAGTTTCTCTCCTGACTTGTCTTTTCTAAATCCTTTATAACCGACACTAACTTCGGCTGTCTGCAAAGCAACTATCAAAGCCTCGTTGTTATCTCTATTAAAGCGAACGGCAGGATAAGCAGCACCAGCAAGGCACTCGTTAATCTCTTTGTATTTCTGTTCATGTTGCATAGGAGAACCCATATCAATAGGATGTACCGTCCAACCATACTTAGTCAGGTCGGCTATTATTGTGTCCTTATAGTCTTCAGATTGCACAGCGTAAACTTTGAATTTAGCTGTAGAATCATAGAAGAAAAACACCTCCTTGCAATGAGAACGATGCGGAGTGTAATACTTATTCCAGTCTTGCAACAACTCACGCAACTTACGTTCATTCTTAACAAACATAGAAGATACCACATTTAAGGCATCAACTCCATCACGCTTATACTGCTGTCCCGTTACAACCCAGTTTATGTTTGCATTGAAATCAAAGGAGATATAAAGAGGTTGACTTTCAATAACATCACCATCAAGCGTACAATCCTTTACTTCCTGTAGCTCTCTAAAATCAGGTGTTTCATATTCAGTATCTATTTTACAACCCCCGCTTACAGTACTTGCTATGCGAAGGTGCATAGCGTTCTCAATAGCCGGACAATCATCAGGTATGTAACCGTGAACGTGTTCTATATCAAGATTAGAATAAAAGCCGTCATTGCTCTTAACAGCCTTCATATTTCCAATAGAAATAGCAAAGACAACTGGCGGCAAGTCACGCTTCATCTTCGCAATATAATCAGCACCTATCAAGTCTATGTTATCAAACGTCGATGCACGATAGAAAGCAAAAGCATTACAACGTAGGTCGTTTATGTGTCGTGCATATTTCTTTGAATTGCGAAGCATTGAAAGTTCAAAATGCTCATCAGGAGTTATCAAGTACTCGTGATTAAAGAGCATTTCGGCATCATCTGGGTCGATAAGTTTATAATTGATAAGCATATCGACAAACGACTTGTTAATATTCTTCCAATTACGTGGCATAATCTTGAACGGCCCTTCATGAGCTATTGCCTGAACTGCTAACGCTTGAATAGCAGCACGCTTTTCAGGTCTGACAACCATTACCTCACGCCCTGTTGCTTTTGCATTGCGCAGAAGTTCATTGAAGTAAATAACCCTATCAGCATAATGTGTCAGTTCGTTTTGTATGTCACGATAGGTTTTCCCCTTAAATATGCCGTCAGTCAATTCAAGATCAAGTTTATCTTCTTCTTTCTCCAGCCAGTTACCTTTAGCCGTTAAAGACGCATCAGATGCAAAAAAAGTAGACTTATACAAAGGATTACTTTCAGAGAAAGCAGGATCTGCAAGTGGATGCGTTATACCAGAGAGAGCTGGCATAACCTCTCCGTCAATCTTAGACTTCGACATAAACTTGCACTCGTCAGCCACAATAGAATTTGCAGTAATACTGTTTGCAGAACCAGAAACAGCCAAAGAGATAAGTTGCCAAATACTACCATTGGCAAACCATATCACGTTATCCCAAGTCTTAGGTTGTAAGATAGGCTTCGGCACCCAACGTGGCGGTCTTCCCCATCCAAAGTGTTCACCTTCACGTAAACCAAAGAAACGCTCAATAGCCGCTATCGTACCAGGCACCGTTCTTGTGTAAAGCTGCTTACGGCTATTTCCCAACCAAAGATTAGTTCCACGTGGCATACTCATACTAACAGAATAGATACGTGGACCAATAGAGCCATCAGTCTTTCCAAATCGACGAGCAGCAAGAAGACGGACATCCCGTGCATTCGCATAGAATATCTGCTGCTGTTTATGGTTCATATATACGTCACGTCGTTGCATAATCTTAGGTCTTTATAATGGACGTTGTTCTTGTGTCGGGTCGAAAACATCAGGAGTAAATTCCTTTTCTGTATCTTCTGCTGGCATTTCCCACGTACCATCTTCATTTTGAATCATATCCGTAAACTCCTTCTCAGAAAGATTGAAACGCTTAGCAAGACGCTTACGCTCTTCAGGCGTATAGTTCACTCTATCACTCTTAATAATAGAAACATCACCTGTAATATTAATTTCTGTCGTCGGCATTTTAGAGGCAGCATCTTCTTTCTCATTGAAGTTATTATTAAGTTGCATCTTTATATCTGCACCACTCTTTACCGCACGGACATCACCCATCTTCATTCCTTCACGAATAAGCCAGTCGGACGCATCAACGACTTTCGCCTTCTCAATATGTTCTATACCTGTATCGAAACGTCCGACAATCCAATTGAACACAGAAACATCATTAGATATTTCAGTAAAGCTACGTGGTACTCCTTCACGGATATTCAACAAACGAACAACCTCTAAAGCGGCTTCGTCTCCCTCACTTGCCTTCTGTAACAAAATGGGATATTCACGAGCTGCAAGACGACGCATAAGGTCGGTAGGACGTATCTGTTTATCTTGCAACCATACTTGATATGCTTCATAAACCAACTTAGCACGAAATTTCTGATCAAGGGTCATTGCCATACGGTCAAGGGTTAAACCACCCATTAACCACTTTTCTACCTTGTCAAGGTAGTTTTGCGAAGGTCTGCTCATTATGCTTTTGTCTTTTTAGGTTTCACATAAGGATTATTCTTTGCTGCCTCTAACACCTTATAGTAAGGCTCTGTTTCTGCTTTGCCTATAAGTTTCTCCAGTTCTTTAATCCTTTCTGTCATAGTCTGAATACGTTTAGGAGTATTAGGCTTATCAGTACGTAAAAGATACTTACGTATCGCATCAACACGACATTTCAAGGCTTTATGCTTATCACGAAAAGCAGCCTGACGAGGGTCATTATCCATAATATGCTGAATAACCTTCTCCTTAAATCCTTCAGGCTGTCGGTCGTAATAAGGGCGCAACAAAGAGCGTAACTCTGGTATTTGCACCTTTCGTTTTAGCATCTGTTTCTTATAGGTGCTATCCTCTTTCAAACGAACATAAACAGTAGCTAACTCATCATCTACACGTTCATAGATACGCTCATAGGCTTCGGTACTCTTAGCTGCTTCTTTAGCATAAACACTAACCTTATCTGGCTCAACACCAGCTTCTGCCAAAGCCTTGGCTTTCTCAGCGGCGGCAGCAGCATTTGAACGCAAATCACGAATGGTATCAACAGCCTCTTGCAAATCTTTACTCATTAACCACTTCCACTGATCAAGATGAAGCAGAGTACCATAACCAGCAGCACCACTTACTGTATGAAGTGCAACAGGCTCGTTCTTCATCTCGTATTCTTCAAACAAAGAAGGGTGTTCAACTTCGGCTTCTTTCTGTTTTCGTTCTTCCTCCAAAGCACGGGCTTTTTGTTCCAATTTTGTAGGACGACCACGATGACGAACAAGTAACTTCGGGTCTGAGAGGTCTATAGCCTGTAATGATACTTCCTTTTTAACCTCCTCTAAGACTTGATTAATACAACGGCGCATCGCTGTCACACGCCTATTATAGTCTTGAAACAGCAAGGAATCAGCGACAAAAGAACGACAGAAAGGAAAGGCATTAATCAAGTTTAACCCAAACGCCATTTGCTCTCTATCTTCAGATGACCAAGCACACGACGCATCTTCCAATACAGGAAACTTAGAAGCTACCCACGTTTGAAAATCAGCTATCCACGCCTGTCGTTCTTCTGCACTTAATGTAGAAAAGAGTTTATCCATTCGCTAAAAGTCTATGAAACTTAATGAAAAGCATTCTGTGATTTGCTTTTGTTCTATACAAAGGTAATAAGATAACTTCCCCTGTATAGGACAAAAAAGGGGAGAAGGCATAAAACAAAAGACGTAATAATAGGACGTTTTTAGACCATAAACTTACCAAAAAAGAAAGGACAAAAAAAGCCCCTCACGAACGGACACTTCCAAACGTGAGGGGCAACCCTAAACATAAAAAACCTATCAGTCCATTTATTAGGCAGGTAAAAATATTAACTTATCCACCAGGGCTTACAGTACCC